CAAGTTCATAAATTCAGTAGTAGCATTGTGAGTTTGATACTCCATATGCTCTAGCGTATTAAGATCGTTAATATCTTTATTTTTAGTATTTTCTTTAATAAGTTTACTCATAGTATTTGATATATTACATAATGTAGTATAATATGTCTACAAATAGAGTAATTTATTTTAAGGAAATTATTATGAGTAGATTATTTAATCAATATTATTTCGATATCGTTGATGACGAAATAAAATGTAAAGCTTTTGATGAAGCATGGAAATTTGGTTGGGATAGTGAACAAGAGCTGGCTGACAAATATGCTGAGTTTTATCAAAAGAAGTCTGGTATAGAATTAGATAAAAGTGCTAGACGTGAACACATTAATCTCCTTATGGCTGCACATGGGTACGAGTCAACAGATTATGGTGTTTAACTTGCTGGGCGCCCTTTATAGTGGAGCTAATTCTCCGCTCTTTCTTTCAGGCGTCTCCTTACTAGCAACAGAGGGGCTAGTCGGCACAACCCTCTGCTTTTATTATATAGGATTATAAAATATTCAAAAATAATATTAAAAACCACATTATTGTGCTACATTTAGTACATGAAAGTAATAAACATGGACGATCATAGACCACCGGCTTCGCCGTCTAAAATAGCTAAAATAATTAGTGATGAAATAGATGCCAACAATAAAGAGGGCATAAATGAAGTTCAAAGTTGTATTTGGGCTTTAAGTTATAGTATTTCAAGACTAGTTCACGCGCAAAAAGATATTAGCGCAACAGTTAATACAATAGACGCTATCTTTTCACAATATGCAGATCCTAGTGTGTATCAAGATCTGTATGACACACCACCTGACACAGACAAAGGTTAAAAATTCCTAAATAGTATTTTTGTCAGTTTTTGTCAGACTTTTCTTGTCGTCGCAAACTCTCATGAACAAAGGCTTTGACAATAAAATCATTTTTTTCATTTTTGTCAGAGAACTAGATCAAAATCTATATAAAATAGAAATTTTTCTTGACGATATAAAATATAATGTGTTACTGTTATCACTATACACCTTTAGAGAGTGTAGAGATCGGGCGTTTCTGTAGGGCCAGATTAAGCGCCCATACTTTACACATACATTCGGTAACACTATAATCACAATATGCCTGGCACAGACACAAAAGGTTTCGAGCCTTTACTAGATACAGCAGAAGATCCTGCTATCGAGTTTTTCAATTTATCAAACAAACTAAATCGTAGACAAAGAGTGTTTGTCTGGAATGTGGTTAATAATCCACAAATGAGTTATGTTGAGGCGGCACGTAAGTCGGGCTACAAAGATGCTAGACAGTCGGCCTACAAAAATTTAAACCATCCTGAAGTTA